AAAATATTTTGTATTATCATAAGGAAATACAGGACCTTCGTGTATAGTTCCATATACTCCAAGTTTATTCATAAGCCAAGTATCTCCAACTCCTCTTGGAACTCTTAAGTTCTTCTCTCCTAATATATAACAAAAAGGTTCTTGTTCTTCAGTCACATAGTTTACAGTAGATAAAGCATTCATTAAATCTTGAGAATAATATAGTTCTCTTTTCTTATTTTTCTCATCAAAATCTATTTTATAAAAAGTTGTAAATCTAGTTATCTTCAATAAAACCACCTCAAAAGGCTGTTTTTGAAAAGGATATAAAAACTATATAATATGAGTGAAGAACTGAGAACTTATTTATAGTAATAATGATAGGTAAATAAAATCAAAAAAGTTTAAGGTGTGGCTTAAGCCACACCAATTAACTTATTGTATATTTTCCGTCTTTATCCATTTTGATAGTAGCTATAAGTCCAGTCGAACCGTTAAACTTTTGAGCAAGAGCATTATGCTTACTATCTTCAATATCAAGAGTACAGAATATTCCCGAATATGAATATATAGTAGTTTGTCCTAATATATCTACTTCTTTATATTCAGCACTACCGTCTGGTAAGAATTTACCAGTATGTCTTCTCTCTTTAGTATCAAGGGATGTTCTTGTGATACCTATAACTTCCATTACAGTTTCAAGATTTTTCTTATCTTCTCTTACAAACTTCACAAGCATTAGATATCACCCTCTCCTTCTTTTGAATAAGATAATACAGCTTCAGCTCTACTTGCATATTCAGGTATTCCCATTACATTTAGATAATCAAGTAAATAACCAAATGTAATGATACCATAAGAAGCAATAGCAAGAGATAACTTAGTTCTTTCATTTACATTTTCTCCATTTGCAAGTGATGAATATACATATTTAGATACTGAGTTTTTAACTCTGTATACTAAGTTTTTATATAACTCATTATGATATTTAACTCTTACTACTTCTGAGTATAACTCTCCGTCTTCTCCTGCTGTTGGGCTTTCTTCTTCCGTAGACGCTGTATCATCTTGTGTTTGATTTTCTTTACTATCACCTTCAGAATTACCTTTATCAGAAACCGTATCATCATCTGGATTGCCAGACTCATTACCATCAGTATTGTCGGAAGTTTGGTTTTCATCATCACCAACATTTGCTCCATCTTCATCTGGATTATCGTTAAAAGCTCCATTTACATCATCATCTCCATCTTCTTCTCCCTTAGAAGTGTTAATAAGAGATACTTCATCAGCTTCAATCTTTTCAAGTTCTTCATTGGATTTCTTAACTTCCTTTTGAACTGTAGATGCTATTACTTTTAAAATATTAGGTACAGCATCTTTATTTAGAATATCAGTTAAATCTTTAGTAGTATCTTTAACTTCTTCTTCTGTATCAGCTTCTGCAATAAGTTGTACCTTTTCTTCTTTAACAACATCTTTAAGTTCTTCAAAGCTCATTAAATCATAAAGTTCTTGTAAATCTAAATCCTTATCTTTATAAGCATTTTCGATTAAGTTTTTAAGTTCTTCTTCACCAATTATATTTGGTAAAACTCCTTGTAATATAGATAGTGCGTCAGCATCATTTATGGTAACATTACCATCTTTGTCTTTTGTCAGTTTATCTTTAATATTTTGAGGAATAGCTTTCCACACAGTAGTTGCTAAAAATACTGAGTATGATTCATTATCAGCATTTCTGTAAGCTATTTCTTTTATATCTTGTAAAGCTTCTGGATTCATCTTGAGTCCTCCTTTTATATTAATTTAATTATAAAACTTAGTGGATGCTACAAGAGTTTTAATTTGTAGCTTAAAGCTATTAAGAAAATAACTATCTTCTTTCACAGCTTTTATAACATCTTTATCTTTTAAGATAGGAACAGAACTCATTATAAGTCCTCTTTTTATAAGTGCATCTGATAGCAAACTTTCAGTGTCACCATTATCACTTGCTTCCTTACATCTTGTGTAACTTTCATCAACAGCGATAGATGCTACATAACAAGCTATCAAATGTAATTTATTTCTGTCCATCATATTTATTTAAGCCTCCTTAAATTCTTCTTTTTAATAGTAATAGGATAAGTACCTTTTACTACTATGTCCTTTATATAAGCGACATTCTTATCCCTAGTTAAAGGTTTCACTTTTAAATACTCCATAAGAAGTTTTATCTCATCTGCTTTATAAAGGTGTAATATATTCTCAACTTGCTTTCCAGTAAGTTCACACTTTGATATATTATTAAAGAATACTTCTGGAAACTTATTAAGTTTTGTATTAGATATCGTAAAGATATACTTAGGATATATTCTTGCTTTTCTATAAGTTGCAAGATGAGCTATATGCTCCATATAAGGTTTAAAATACTTAGATTGTACTTTTAACATTTCATCACTTGGATAATGTATTTCTAGTATTATCCTTGGGTCTACAGAATACATCTGTATTGTCTCATTAAAAGCAACTAATCTGTCATCTAAAATGATAGAATATTTTTCATCTTGCATTACATCCCAGTGTACTTTTTCGATGTTATCGTTATCTTTTTGTTTGATAGAGAGCGATTTCTCATCAATTATGTCAACTCCTATAGCTTTTGAAATCTTCTTCTCAGGTGTTACGAATGATTTAATTCTCATACCAAGAGGTCTTTCAATAAGTGTTGATTGTAAAAGTTTATCTTGTTCATAAACCGATTTAAAAACTCTCATAAGAAAAGCCTTGTGAGGATTGTAAGTCCCATCTCTTTCTTTTAGAAATCTTGGTCTACTATCAGCTATAGGCTCTCCGTGAACTGTAATTACAAGTCTTTCATCAAAGTATGGAAATAACCTTTCACTTTGTGGCACTTTCTCTATATAGCTAGGAGTATATCTTTCCTTCGTATAGTTTACTCTTTCTTTTGCTTTTGCTCCTGAAAACTTAAGCATACTTCCTCCTTTAATTTCTAAACCAGACTTTAAGTGCTCCTATCTTATCTGAAATATATCTTCCAAACCCAGCTATATTCGCTGTAGGAGATAAAAGCGTTTTCATAGATAAGAACCAGTTTGCTTTCTCAAGTCTATCCCAAGGGAATAGTGACGCATTAACTCCAGCAAGTCCACCAAGCACTGATATATAACCTACAGCTGTTTGAGCATGGAATCCGTTTCTTGAGTGAGGTAAAGCAACTATTGGAGTTAAATCTTTAACTGTGACTGTAACTGTCATATCTGTCATTATACCCATAGCTGTTACACTTCTTGGGTCTTTTTGAATAGATAGTGATGATATTATTCCTACATCCACATTTGATATTCCTCTTGCATATACTCTACATAAAAGTGGTGTTGAAAATCCAAAGTTTCCTACACTATGTATAGGTAGTGCCATAGCAAGAAACATAGAAAGCGGTCTTAGAACTTGAGTTGCATAACACTCCATAGAACCTTCAGCACAAGCAAATTTAAAAGTAAATGTGTGCTCTCTTGAGTTAGATGAAGCGTCTTTCCATATGTCTGGTATTATAGTCTTTATACCCCATAGTTTCCCTTTTATAATAGATTTAGCATCTGATGTTTGTGTAGGTCTTCCTTCATCATCGTGCTCAGCTATAGCTTCATATGATTTACCTGATAAGAAAGCGAGTTCACGCATAAGCTCAGCTCCACCAAATTCATTTATTCTTCTACCTATTTCAGACTCTCCAGTTTGGTTATCGAAAGCATCATTTGATGTTATAGGACCGTCGTGATAAAATGGTATATATGCTTGAGTTGCATCAAGAGATGCTAAAAAAGAAGTATCTCCAAGCCAAGATTTAAAATTTTCTACAAGTCCATTTGCTGCACTTTGTCCGCCAGATACCCCAGTTTGCTCTAAAAGTATTCTATGTAAACTATTTCCAACATCTACAGTTTTAGCCCAATCTATATCACCAAGATTATTAGATGAACCATTTGAGATATATGTTGCTATCTTACTTGGCATATTAGATATTCCTGCAAGCATGCAGAGATGCTTCCATATAAGATTTACATAAGCAAAATAAGTTTGCTTAGCTGGTGTAAAAGCATATAGTTTACCCCCACTTTTTTCAAATATAGCAGATTGTAAACCTTCAACTCCAGCTGTTGGGTCAGCACCATCTGAAGTATTTGCTTGTGAATTTGAAAACTTTTCTTTCTCATCTTTAGATACACCCGGCAAGAATAGTGCTGTTCCGGGAGAGAATGTAACTATTTGTCCCCAAGCCAAAAATTGCTTTGCATAACTTCTTCCAAATTCTTTACTACCCGGAAGTGGTGGGTCATCAGTTTCTGAGAATTTAAAAGGAGCTCCCATAAGTGCATTCAAATCAAATCTTTCATCTCTTGATGATATACCAAGAGGAGAACCCATAGCAGATTGAGATAAGAATGAGTGCAAATCCTTTGCTCCCATAATAGCATTAAGTCCCATTCTCATCATACCACCCATAGTGAAATCTTGTGCTGTAAATGCTCCACCAGTTCCACTTCCCATAAGTGGTGGAGTTTCAGAAGCTGACGAGCCACCAAGAGCATCTCCACCAAAACCACTTTTGTGTCCAAATTTACCTACATTTATAGACATTTATATTTAAACCTCCTTACTTACATAATTAAATGAGGTGGGACTTGCCCACCCCAATTATATTATAATGCCTGTCCCCTTACTATTCTATCTACAGTTCTATAGAAATCGACAGTATCAGGAGAAACTCCGTTCGTAACTGGTTGTGGTATTCCACCGATAGTTTGCATTACTTGTCTTCCATTTACAGTGAAGTTTTTATTACCACCAAACGCATTTGCCATAAGCTCTACGAGTTTAGCAAGATATGCATTAGTGTTTTTAACTTCAGTTAAAATAGAAGAAAGCACACTATTATCACCAATTTGTTCGTTATCTCTACCTCTTGATATCTTTTCTATATTACTATCAATAGACGATAAAAGGTCAGTTACATTCTTATTATTTTCTTGTGCTTTACTAATAGCTTTCACAACTTTAGAAGTATCACTTATATCATTTGAAGAATTATTATTTATAATAGTTGGTCCGTAGCCGCCTTGTTTTACCATACGCTCTACAGTATTATAAATAGCTTCTCTTGCATTACCAAAACCTTCCAGTTTAGGCATTACAAATGATTTAAGTGCTCCATATCCACCTTTTAGTGTATCCACCATATTTCTTACTTTATTCTTTACACTACCTTTAACTTTATAAACAAGTATTGCTTTTGCTTTACGAAGTCTTATATCGTTTAAAGTAATAGCTTCAGAATTTGATTTTTCTGGGTCATTTATGTAAAGCTTACCATTCTTAATCTCCTTACCTATTATAAAGTGTGGAGCTCCAGTTGATGATACTGTAAGAAGTATAGGCGATTTACCTGCTCTTAGCTCTTTTATGAAAGTTTTAACTACACTTGTTGTAAGAATAGCAGATGCAACTCCATGTTCAGCAAGTATAGTTTTAAAGTATGTCATAGGTGTTCCACCCATAGCACCTTTCTTCATAGCAATAGCTTTAGATACAAGTTCTTCCATATTATACTTGATATCCAGTTTATCAAGTAGCATAGCCATAACAGCAGGTCCACAACCAGCTTCTTTAAATGAAAGTCCACCCATAGAAAGTTTATTCCATTTATTAGAAGTTTGATTGATATGTTTTATAGGTCCGTAACCTTGTTGTAATCCCATTTGTTGAGATTTAGTAGCACCAAGTGATGCCATTACATTTCCTTGAGATACAGAATAAGGATTGAATTTATCAACCACATATCCATTAAGTCCCATCTCAAGTGCAGCCTTTTTAGTTTGTGGGTAAGCTTCAGCTGCAAACTCAGTTACTTCTCCTGCCTTTACATGTCCGTCTTTATTTCTATCAAGACCATGATTCCAAGAATATTCAAGTGAACCTTTTGAGTAAACTATCCTATCTGGAGAATATCCTAATGATTTAGGATAGTGAAGTATCGCATATAAGTTATGTACTGACGGTGTGTGTTTTCCGAGTTGTGCCATAAGTTTAGGACCAACTCTTGCGATTTGCTCCATTGGTGAGAATGTTCTTGGGTCTTCATTGATACCAAATCCCCAAGCAGGTCTATACTTAGGTATAACTTGGAACATTCCTGCCGCTCCACCAGTTTTATTATACGCATCTTGTCTCCATCTTGATTCTGAATAAGAAATAGCCATCATATTTCTTGCAACATCTGGACCCCACTTAGCTGACGCGTAATTCCACATATCTTGCATATCTTTTCTGAACTTAGGGTCTTTTGCTCTTTCTTGAAGTTTTCTATTATCAGGAGTTCCAGTGTAAACACTATTTCCTCCCATAGAACCGTCAGCACTTCCGTCGCTAGAACTTAAGTTTTGTCCATTTAAGTCTATTCCAAACATCTTTGAAATGTTATCAGCAAATGCAGATAAGTTAAGATTTCTCATAGCTTCAGCACTACTTCCGTAGATAGATGCGTTGAGTTTATCAGTTAAAGAGTTTCTTGCTCCAGCTTCATAGTCTCTTATATTAGAAACTCCTAAAGATGAAGCCATTTCTTGTGGAGATGAAAGTGTTGATGATACAGCTTCTTCCATAGTAGCACCTTGTGCCATCTTTTCAGTGGTAGGTTTTACAATAGAATTTAAAGCCATATCTATTTGTCCTATTCCTGTTTTAATAGGACCATATCCAGCAAGAGGTCCAGCACCAACTTGGTTACCACCGTCATCTGTCCAACCGAACCTTTTATTCATTCTCGCTTTTTCTTCCATTTCCTTTTTGTATCTACCATCAAGTCTTGCTCTTTCATTTTGTGCTCTTTGTGCTGATTCTTCACCATTTTTAACCATTTGATTTCTCATTCTTTCAATATCAGCTTGCGATACTTGTGTGGTTTTTACTGCACTTGTATCTATATCGAAAAATCCAGTATCTGTAGTTTTGAAGCCATCATCAAAACCTTTTGAATATTCTTGTAGCTGTTTTACATTCTTTTCTTGAGCTTCTTTTGCTTTTCTCGCTTCTTCTTCTTCTTTCTTTTTGATTTCTTCCCAAGCTTTATGGTCTTCATCATATGCAGCCTTTTCTTCTTCATCGGCTATACAATAGTAGTAGATATTTCTTGCTAAGAATTCTAATGGCACAACTATAGGTATCCAAGCAAATATTATCTTTGATGTAAAGATGTCATAAATTGCAGACGCAAGTCCTACACCAAATCTCATCTTCCAAGATACTTTAGTAACTCCCATTATATCTTTAGCGTTCCACATACCATATATAAAATTACCTAAAGCGAAAAGTCCGTCTATTAAAAGACCTGCTATTGGTACACCATAAGACGCAGTTCTAACTGTTGCTTCAGCTGTACCTTCCATGACTTGTCTTTCAGCACCTTTAACAGCTTTATCCGTAAGCATTTTAAATACTTTACCTAATTTAGATTTAGCTTCTTTTCCAAATAATTTCTTTGCAAAATTTGATGCTCCGAATTCGGAAACTTCTTTCATTATTTGTGCAGCTATAGCTTTAAATCCTTTCTTAGCACCTTTGGCTGCAAGTTGTGTAACTCCAACTTTAGTACCAAGTTTAAGTCCTAAATGTGTCCAAGAAGATATAGCCATATGTCTTTCTCTATCTCTATTTAGTGAACCTGTAACTCCAACCTTTTCAAGTAATTGGTCTTTCCATTCAACTACATCTCCCAAAGTACCATAACCAAATGCTGGTCTGTCTCTTGAAGGTTTATCCTTGAAGTCCTCTTCTTTATTATCTTTTATTCCTAGCATTTCAAAGATTTTATCCTTTAAAGCTCCTAGACCTTCAAGTATTTTACCTAAAAGTCCACTCTTCCAAAGTCCAAATCCCATAACACCTAAGCCTAAAAGTTTTTCCCACCAAGAAGCTTCCTTCTTTTCTTCTTTACCTTTTCCGTCTTTACCGTCAACTAAAGCTACAGCTTGTTGAGCTTCAGCGTCTTGCTTTTTATCTATCTTTGCGTATTCATCTCCAGATTTCATAGAAGGTGATTTTCTTCTACCTATAAGTCTTTGCCAAGCATTACCACCAGCACGGACAGCCTTTTGTATAATACCACCAGCAGGACCCATTTTTCTTTCTATAGATTCAGCATATTCTAAATCTACAGCTCCGACAGATTTAACAACTTCTACAATTCTTACACTATCAAGAGTACCACCAACAACAAATACTTCTTGCAATGCAGCCTTACGCTTCATACCAAAAAGTCCAAGTATACTCTTACCTATAAATCCAGCGAAGTTAAAAGCTTTATTTATAAGCCAACCTATTCCTTTTCCTATAGTTTCTACAGTCCATTTAATAGATGTACCTATAGCTTCTACTCCCCATTTGATAAAGTGTCCTATTCCTTTTACAGTATGATGTATAAGTTTTCCTATTCCTAAGAACACTTTATCGAGATTTTTAACGACATACATAGCACCGTCAAATAAACCTTTTACAGCTGCTCTAAATACAGTTGTTACACCCTTTACAAAACCTACAGCCATATCTTTAAAAGTACCTACTACATTTTTAAATGCTCCCCAGATACCTTTTATTGTACCGACAACAAGTCCACCGATAGGTTTTATAAATCCTGTCCATATTTTAGCACCTAACCATTTAGGAAAATCATATAAAACTTTCTTAAATCCTTTTACCATTTTAAATCCAAATGATACTATAGGAGCTAAGAATTTATTATAAAGTAGAGATGCTACCACAGCTGGTATAACTTTTACTTTTCTCCATTGTCTTTTAAACCAGTTTCCTATTCTTGAGAAATGCTTATTCTTTATATCCTTTTCTCCAAATCCCGGTATATCTCCATGAACCTTTACAAGTATTCTTTTGATATACTCAGCATTATAAGCAAGAGATGAAGTTTGAAGCTCTATAGTTTCTTTAAGTCTTATAGCATCTTCTTGATATTTCTTCTTCCAATCTTTTAAAAGTTTATATAAATCAGACTTCTTACCAGTGTAGTATTCAGCCGCCTTTTTACGACCTCTTGCTCCAGTAAGATTTGACATCTTATCAGCGATAGCTGATGTTGCTCCCGTTACCTTATCTCTTATATTACCCATAAATTTCTTAGCTTTTTCGAATATAGTTTCTTTGTGTACTCCACTATCAGATGTAGCATCTATTGTGTCTCCAGTTTGTGTACTTGCTACTTCAGTTTCTTTAGTTGTAACTACAGCTGGTGCTGATGTTGCAACTTGAGATGATGTTTCAGCTTTCTTATAAAGATAAATTGCTCTTCTCGCTTTTGCTTCAAGTACATCTATAGATACAGCCATATTCTTTCTTCTTGCAGGGTCAGAATAATAAGCAGTACCACCTTCAACTCTTCTTACTACTAAATAGTGTAAACTGTCAGTTTCAAAATCATCAACTTCGACTATCATTATTGTATCTTTCTTCAAGATTTTTGTAATAGTATCAGCTTTAGGATTTTTCATATATCTTGCACCTATACCAAACTTACGACAAACTTCAAGCATAAATTCAGGTGATACACCATTTCTTGAACCTACCCAACCGAATGATTTTTGTGCAAGCATAGCTGGGTCTATCTTAGTATCAAGCACGGCTGATATTGCTTGTGCAAGAGCGGCAAGTCCACATAGAGTTGAGTTACCCATAAATGCACCAGCAATCTTAGAAGTTATTTTATTTTGATTAAAATAATACTTAGTAGCTGTATCCCAGATACCTTGTCCTGATTTACCTTCTTTATCTTTTTCATCAGCTTCTTTTGCTTTTTGTACAGCTTGAGCTTCTTCATGTTCTCTTGTCTTTTCTTTGACATACATTTTACGAAGTGTCTTTTTATCTTTGTCAGATAAACCTTCGATATTATCTATATCATTTAAAGATGTCATCTTATATTTATTATCATTCCATAATTTTTCCTTAGCTGACATATTAGCTTTATATTCGGCTTTTTCAGCGACTTGAGCATTTGATGAACCGTAGTTACTTGCAAATACTGAACTATCAGTTTTACCAGTTATAAGAGTTCTTAAGCCTTTAAATGGTGCTGCTATTATCTTTCCTAAGAAACCAAATATACCACCAAATATTTTCTTAAAGAAACCTGCAACTGGGTCTATAACCTTTTCTTTCATTTTAGCAAAGAAAGGCTTTACAAAGTCAGCTGTAAACGAACCAGTTAGTTTATCTCCTATTCCTGTAAGTCCACCGAATATCTTAGTTGCTGTATTTGACATAAAGTCCTTTATCGGTTTAAATGTTGATTTAAGCGGTTCCCATACATCAAGTTTAAACCATCTTCCCATAGACTTAAATCCTTTTGAAAAGAAAGTAGATACCTTTTCTGTCATCTTTGTAAGTATACCCTTTTTACCAGATTCCTTATCTCCTATCATCCAAACCTTTAAGTTTGACAAAAATGAACCTTCTTCAGTTCCAAATAAGAACTTTTTAAATCCTTTTGACTCTCCAGCTATTGATATAGCAAGTCCAGCAAGTGCTGCATTAACTGGTCCTATAAATCCTAAAGGAGTTGTAAGAGATAGTATTCCTGAAATACCAGCTATTCCTCCACCTACCATTAGAGTAGATTTAAGTATTCTTCCAGTTTTTTCACGAAGTTCTTTCGCTTTCTTATTATCTCCAAATAACTTATCAAAGATATTATTCTTATAAGCGTATATTCCAGCACCCAATGCTATTGCACCTAATGCTATTGGAGATGCAAGTCCTGTCATACCTATTATCGGTCCAACCATAGATTTCTTTAAAGTCTTAAAGATACCAATACCAGCCGCACCTATCATAGCCGCTTTTGATACATTCCAGATAGTTTCTTTATTCTTTTCGTAAAACTCTTTAGTTTTAGAAACTCCTGAACTTGTAGCATCTTTTACCATATCTCCTGCTTTAGAACCATAATCTTTTATGGTAGCTTTAGCTTTATTAACCGTATCTCCTATAGAAGTATCACTACCTCCAGCTCTTATGTCAGAAACAGCTTCTTTTGCGTCATTTATTTTAGCTTGTACAGCTTCTACTTTCTCATCTATATCTATACCAGTTTTCTTTTTAAATTTACCTTTTAATTCTTCTAACTTCTTTTTAAATTCAGAAGAATGATATAATATATCTTTTGCTCTTTTAGTTCTTTCATCTTCAGATATGCTAGGGTCAGTAAGTACATCAGCCATTTTCTCTTTATCTTTTTCAGTTACATTAAAATCATCAAGTTCTTGATTGAATACTTCAGTTGCAAGTTTACCTGATACTATTCTTTCAATCTTTCTTTGATGTCCTATTATAGCTTCCAAATCATAAGGAGAAGTAGCTTTTAAGTTTTGAAATACTTTACTTTCTTTTAAACCTAATTTATCTCCTATTTTAGTATCAGCAAGTTCTTTTAAAGAATTAGCCATATTAGCTTTAAATAAACCGAAAAGAGAGCTCATATTATCTTTTATAAATTCTCTTGTAAGAGCGATTTCATCATCTGACATAGTAGTTCCAAAGATATTTCCTATTTTGCTGTCTTTTCTTGACATATTAACTATATTTTCGCCAACTGTAGGACTTTGATAGTTAAATCCCATCTTCTTACCTTTACCACCACCGAAGTTTAATACTGCTCCTTCATCTAGTAAATGTGATTGGTTAAAAGATGCTATACCACCAGTCATACGAGCGTTTTTAGCATAATCCACATTGTAATTATTTCTATCCCATACATAGTTTTTAGTAGACTTATTAATAGACCAGAAACTATCAGCTGTGTCTTTATTAGTTTCAGCCTTGTACATTAAATCTCTTAACTTATAGAAATCAGATTCTGATAAATCTGTATCTTTAAAGTCCATATGAAGTTTAGCATCGTTATAGTTATGATTTTTAAGTGTAGCTATATCATAACCAGCTCTTGCCATATTCTCCATCATATACTTTGTAAGCTTTAAAAATCTTTCTTCGTCAAGATTTTTCTTATCATCTTCTTTCATATTCTTTTTAAGAATTTCAGCAAGTCTTTCATATTCGTAATCAAGTTTAGGTCTATTGTCTTGAAACTCTTGCTTTACTTGAGATATAGTTTTAAATATACCTTTATCATAATCATATACAGTTCTTTCTTTACCTGAAAGTAAAGATACCATAGATGATAAGTAAGTAGGGATTACATTGACGATAGCTTCACGAGTTGCACCGTCAAAAAATACTTTTCCTGACTTATCATACTTATCTGTAGCAACTTTATCTAAAGAATCAGGTTTTACCATTAAAGCTCTACCTACAGCCTTCGCTGTTGCATTAGAAGATAAGCTCATAGTTTGAAATTGCCTATTTGCAAAGTCTTGAGTTGAACCTACCATTCTTTCAATCTTTTGAGAGAACTTATCAAGTCCAAACCATTTATTTAACTTCCCTTCAATTACCATGTCTTTAAAAAACTTAAATGGATTTGCACCCATAGTCATCATAAGCATAGGAAGCATAGCCTTTGCAAGTCCAAATGCTCCTTGAGTTTTCTCCATATCTATAGCACGGAAGGCTTCTCCTGCCATAGACTTACCAGCTTTAAGCATTTCTCCTTGTCTTATAGAGTTATACCATTCAGGTATTCCTCTTTGAGTATCATCTTCCTTTTTATTAATTTTAGGAAGCATATAATCAGAAAACATTTCTTTCATCGCTTTATGCTCAGTGAGCATTTCAGTTTGAATAGCAACCAGTTTTTGTTGTTGAGTAAGTTGCTCTTTTGCTATTTCTGCTATATTCTTTAAGTATCCTTTATTTTCTATAATCTCAGCTTTTAAATCAGCATTAGCTGATACTATAGTTTGATTTATAGAATGTGCTGTTTTAAATAAACCTTCAACTGTTGCATTTATAACAGCATTTGAAGATGCTTTAGAAGCTCCTGTCACAGATTTTGCAAGTTTACCTACAGCACCAAAAGTCGCAGCATCTCCTTTATACTCTTTAACTGGCTCAGATGTAGCCTGTTGTGGGGTGTCTGCCCCACTATCATCAAAGAAAAAATCTCCGCCAGAGTTTGAACTATCAAAGTCAAAGTCAAATGCTGACTCGTCAAATCCAAATAAATCATCATCTGATTTATAAAATTTACCAGTTCTTAATCCTTCAAACGCATTCTTTGTTAAATCTGAAGCAAATTTAAAAAGTGCTGTTTGTTTTAATCTATTTTTAATTCCGCTAAACCCGGAAGATTTACTACTATCAACAGCTTCACGATATCCACTTTTAACATCAGAAGCTAGAGTTTTTGTGTTGCTAAAATAAGATGAGTTCAAATCGGCAGTTAGATTTCTCATACTCATTTTGGCATTATACATATAAGTCGACTCTTTTTTACCAGCCATTTATTATACCTCCTTTTAAGGTCTAAACCTAAGAAAATGTTTGTAAAAGGTAGGTTTGTGGTGGGCATAACGCCCACCGAAACTAATATCCCATTGGAAAAGCTCAAATACAATTTAGTGTTGTCTATTCTTCAGAATTTCCTTCTATACCTAGACTATCTCTAAATGTACCTTTGTGTGCTTTCCACTTTTCTTCTATCTCAGTCATAACTTCACTGTGGTCGTATGCTGGGAATAACTCTTTTACTATTTCCCTTCTTATAAATAACTTCTTATCAGAAGGAAGTTCATTGTCTTCACCATAATACATATTAACCATATTATTTACAGTTTCATTAAACTTTTGAGCATTTTCGTTACTAATATTAGAAGTTAGAAGTTTAGGAGCAGGAAATGTTATATCTACATATACATCATCTTCTCCAGTTTCATATCTTGCTATTTTAGTCGCAAGCTCAGACGCCATAGGTTGATAGTGTGCTTGTAAATCAGTTATCATCTGAGTAAGTCTTCCGTCTTGTGCTATAATTGAAGTCGCATATTCATAACTCTTTTCAGCTTGATTTAATGATGATAAAGGAAAGCCAATTATATTTTCTATTATATCTTCTAATTGCTTCATAAAATCATCATTCGAATTATCATACTTTTGTCCCTCAATTCTATCTATAGAGAAAAGTTCATTGCCAGCTTTATCTTGTGGTATTAAAAGTCTTCCTATAGTTGCCATAGACTGATGAACTCTTGTAAAATCTGTAAGTTCAGATGGCAAAGGAAATAAATCTGTAAATATTTCCATAGCATCTTCTCTATCATTAAATAGAGATTGAGCAAATGTAGTTTTATATTTTATAGCGAGTTTATCCTTTTCATAGAATAACTTTGTCATCATTTTATCTTGTTGTAAAAGTGTCCAAAATAAAATAGGAATTCTTGCATATAAAAGTTTTGATTTACCTATACCATTATTTGATTCTTCATTTTGAAATG